ACCACTAGCTAGTTTCTCTGGTGGTCTTGGACCCTTGTAGTTTGGATCATTATAGTATGCATTGGGTCCACTAATCTGATCGTATTGATTAGTTGGATCTGGGAATAGCATATCCATTCCAATACCACCCAGAATACCACCGCCAAGTCCTTTGAGTCCTCTCAGACCTCTGCCAACACCCCTTGGCATTCTGAAGTTTGGTTTTCTTGGTTTAAATTTTCTTAACTTTCTTCTTGCATATCTTCTACGAGTTCCACGGCGTCTACTTCTTCTAGATCTTCTACGCTTTCTATCGAAATCAAAATCTGGTAGGTCAAAAAAATCTAAAATATCACCAAGAATTCCACCGCCACGCTTTTCTTCTTTATCTCTTTTGTTATCGTATCCAACACCACCAGGACCACCATCTCTTGCTTCACCCCTACTCTCAATAGCAGCAGCCTCTGCATCATCTGCTGCTTTTATTTGTTCTTCGAGTTGTTCATTGGCAATCTTTACTTGTTCTTCTTCTATCTTATTATTTTTAGAGAAGAATGTTTTTATACCACGAACATTCTCAGACAGTTTAACAATGATAGATGGTGTTCTATCTCCAGAAACAACGTCAGATAACTTATCAACCTTTTGACTAAGACGACTGATCTTCTCAACAATATTTGTTGCAAACGATCCTAAGATTCCACCATCTTGTTTTGCTGTTGGAACCTCTGGTGTTTGCTGAGAAACTCTTTGAACTCCTGTTGGTTGAGCAGAAAGTAATGCTTCAAATCTTTTCTGCTTTGTCAAAGCAGGATCGTTTTGATCTGCAGGATCTTTTTGGAAAAATCCTATGGTTCTTCTTCTCAGATCTCCGCCAAACTCAGCACCGAGTGCTTTCTTTCCAATATAACCAAATCCTTGAGAATCTAAATCTTCTTTTCTTTTTTGTAAGTCTTTTAGTTGCTGCTTCTCTTCGTCTGTCTTATCTTCTTTATTGTTTAGTTCAGCAATCTGTTCACCTAGTCTCTGCTTCTCACCATCACGATTGCGTCTTGCTTGTGCTGCCATTGATATGGCACTACCAACTTTCTCGCCAATTGCTCCAGCGAGACTACCATATTGAGGTGCTTGATAACTTACAGTGCCTGCCATGCTCGACTTTTTTTGCTAATTTTTGGCGGGAAATTTTTTTCTGAATTTATGTAATTGAATACTCAATTTGGTTTCACCTATGTATTTATCAGTTCGTTTGAAGTCTTGCTCTCTTAATGCCATCGAGATTAGTAATCCATCCACTCTTATCATAGTATGTTGTATTGGTTTTACCTTCAAAACCTTGTTGGGTTCCACGGTATCCAGCAACTTGATTGGTTCCTTGTATATAAATTGGTTGTAATACTACACCACTAGCAGCTGCACTAGCAAGAAGAACATTAGATGCTGCAGGTAATGGTGCCTGTTGCTCTGGTTGTGGAGGAGAGAATAAATTTGTTGGAACCGTCGCCGCTACTGGTGGTGTTAAAGAAGAAATTGGACCAGGAGTCATTGATAATCCATCAGCATTCTCTCCAGTGGGAGAAACTGGAGGAGATGCTAATGGTGTAGATGCAGGAGGAGCACCAGCACCTGCATTATATGCAGACTCAGCAGCACCAACTCTCTTTGGCATTGAGGATGCTAGTTCACCAGCTCCAGCACGTTCTACTTCATATGCAAATCCTCTAGTTTTATCTTGAACTGTAGGACCATATGCCATTGCCTTTTGGAATTGGGCAGATTCATATGCATTGCCACCTCTAAGTTCCCAAGCAATATAATCCAATTGAAGATTTATATCTGTAACTGGTTGACCTTTCTCTTGTGCAAATTGAACTAGTCTATCTTTTCTTCCACCCAACCACTGCATCAAACCATATGCTCCTGATGATGGGTTAACAGCACCAGTTCTAAATCCAGATTCTGCCCACAAGTTACCAACAATAGCAGCAGACTCCTCTTTACTAAATCCACGCTGCATTAGTCCAGCAAGTAACTGTGCTCCCTGTGCAGTTTCTGATTCACCTAAAGGAATACCTGTAACGTTAGTGGTTGTTGGTGAACCATTCATTGCTTCTTGACTTTCAGCATTTGCATCTTTCTTACCCATGCCTGGCATATTGAGATCTAATTTTAATCCAGCAGACTTAACTGCATCGATTCCCTTGCCAACAATAGATGATACATTGAAATTAGCAATACCAAACAGTCTTTCAAGTGGTCCAACTTCCTGTGAAATAAATGGTTTAATGTCTCCTGCTGCAGCACCTGCAAGATCAATAACCTTCTTAGTTATTCCTAAGATGAATGGTAGAGAAGATAGTGCTGAGTTGTCAACAGAAGAAACCTGATTCATAGTCTTTCTTCCAACCTTAGAAGACAGACTAAAGATTGCTTCTGGACCTGCCTCACCAGCAATCACACCGCCCGACGCCATCTTCTCAGGTGCCTGCTGCTCACCTCCAGAGCGGTTGCCACCGCCTGCAACGGCATCGTAAATAGGTCCACCAACTAGGTCGCCTAGGATGCCCCCAGCGATTGTTCCTACGCCAGGAATTGGGATCAATGTTCCAAGACCAGCGCCTAACGTAGCTCCAATTGCTTTTGCTGCTGCTCTGCCAGGACTTTCTCCTAGTGCTAGTGAAACCACAAAGTCTATTAGTCCACCAACAATAGGGACTCTTCCAAATATAGGTCTGAGGAATCCAAGTATTGCTTTAGGTGCTAGTTTAGATGCTATTTGTGTACCACCTTTGACTAAAGCATTTTGTCCTAATCTTTGAGCACCCTTCTTTCCAAATAATTGAATTGCTTTTCTTTGTATTCCTCTACGAGCACCTCTACGTCCAACATCTGCACCTCTTCTTCCAAGACCATCACCCATATCAAAAAGATCCATTGCATCACCAAGGAAGTCCATCGGACCCCCTCTTCTTTGTTGCTGATCGTCATCATCATCTTCTGATTCATCATCAATACCATCATCTTTTCTAGTATCTGGTGTTGATAATCCTGCTGGATCAATAATTTCTTCAGCTGATGCTTCAACCTTACTCAACTTTTCTGTGGTTGCTTGATCACGATTGAATCTTAAGAACTTATTTTGAATTTCAATCGCTCTCTTTTTAATAGAGTTGCTTTCTTTTATTTCTTGCTCGACACTTTCAGATGTAACCTGCTGTATATCATCTGCTAATTCTGCCTGATCTTTTTTATTGCTTTGTATCTTAATCAGGTTGTCGAACTTGACAATCAATCCATCAAATGCTTTACCAATACCTCCATCATCTTTCACCATTGATGGGGGTAGTTCTGGACCTTGCTCATTCATAAATGGAGCAACGGACGCAGTGAACCTTTGACTTCTAGACAGTGCTGGGTCTTGAATGTCAGAAGGATTTTGTGAGAACGTACCTTTAGTTCTATTAACTAAGTCACCACCAAACTGGAACCCTAATGCTTTCTTAATATAGAATCTACGATCTTTTTTTAATCCTGTATCGGCACGTCTCGCTTGTGCTGCCATTTTAAATGACGCACCAATTTTAGATCCAAGAAACTCCGCAAGACTGTTACCTTGAGGTGTTTCACCAACTCTAATATTAGTCGAGCGTACCTTTCTTGTTAATACCTGCTTCGGTTTTCTAACCTTAGGTTCCTCTGGAGGTGGAGGATTTTGAATAGTATCTATGAGATCATCTAAATTTTTATCAAAGGCATCTGCCATTCTTTCGGCAGTAGACTTCTTTAGTTCTTGTGGAACCCTACCTCTAATAGTATTCTTAATCCTAGGTAATCTAATTCTTTTTGGTCTGTTGGGAGAATCAGGATTCTCAAAAGGTGCTTCTATCTTTACAACGATAGGTTCGTCTGGTTCTGTCTGCTCAACCTCTACAACTTCAATCTCTACAGGAATTTCTTCTGGTGCTGATTGTTCTGCACCGCCACCAAAATAAAACTCTTCCAGTATCATCCTGATGTTTCTAATACCAGCAGTCTCTCTGCCAGTCATCAAATCACTTTCGATACCATCATAATAATTTGGAAGATCAGATGGAGCAATCCACTGATCTAATCCAGCAACAAACTTTTTTGCTTCTGCTATACCTTCAGATGTTTGAGGAAAGAATCCATAGGCAAGTAAAATCCCAGCAACGATCTCTCTATGGGCGTCGTTCTTAAATTTTTTAATTGCCTTTTGTGGGATCATTTCTGTGCTGCTTTCCTAGCTTCTTCTTGTTCTTTAATCCACTGGTTGAGGAGTGAGATGTAGACAGTTCTCTCCCACGGCATCATGTTTTCAACTTCACTCAAGCTATATTTATGGTGCTGCATGAGAGCGAAGTTAGTTCTATAATAGTTCTCAAGAGTATTATAGAACATGCTTATCCGAAAAAAGATTGCAAACCCTCCAACGTATATGTCGATTCAACACCAGTGTTTGGATTAGTTACTTTAAATTGATGACGTAATACAGGCATAGTTTGGAAGAACTTTTGAACGTCTTCAAATTGTTTCTGTGTTAGAGATTCAATGAACTGAATTTTTTCTTCGTGTGTAGTTGTAGTTGAGTCGAATACTTCTTCGCCCTCATAGATTTGATCAATGCATTTTGCGATGGTTTCAAATACTTCGTCTGGAGTGTCCAGATTTTTCCCCATTAAAGTAAGATCAACAAACTCATCTAAACCAGGATACTTCATAATCATACCAACCTCATCGGTTAGTTTAATCTTAGTAGTATGTCCTTCAGGAACATGAACCTTGACTTCAGAAATGTCTACAACATAATCAACTTTTGTTTCATTGTCATCTAGACATGTGATCTTCATTGGAACATCTTCGCCAACAGATGCTGCTCTAATTTTTAGAAACAAATATTCTAAATCAAATGATGTAAGTTCATCAAGTTTTACCCTACTTAAAATACAGTTCTTGACAATGGTTTTGACTGCATTGCGAACTTCATCTGCATCATCGCTCTCTGTGGCAAGAAGCAAAACTTTTTCTTCTTTGACTAGAAAGGGACGGTATTTGATTTTCTTTTTTGTAGATGGCAACTCAAGTTCATATGTTGGAGTAGCAAGAGATGGTAATGCCATAATAATTAACCTCGATAATTTTTAATATTGTTATAGGTAACTGTGTGCTTAGAATAATAAAAGTTTGCTGTTACTTTAGTTGCTTGTGAAGTTCCAGCAGATAATGGTACAGCATCAATAGAATATGGGAATACATCTAGCATAGTATATGCAATAGATCCTCTGCTATTAGAAGCATTGGCTCCCTTCTCTGCTTTAGTAATGATACACCTTGCCAAGTATTCTTCTGGATAATTTAATCTTACAGATCGATCAAGTTGAATAGAGTTTCCTCCGCCAGCTTCATTCTTCATTGAAGATAAAGATTGACCAGATAAAGAAGAAGGTCCTAGCAATGAACCCTCATTATTATACTCACCGAAGATTGTATTATACCATGTGGTTAGAAATTTAAGTGGGGTCATGTTCGCATCACAGATCCATCCTAATTGAAAGTCCGTAAAGAGTCTCGTATGAGGATAATTAACTTGCCCTTCACCAAGTAATCTACCTGTTATCTGACCAGTGGCGGCAGAAATGTTTGGCAATTGAGCTTCGTCACAAAATAATTTAATGACTTCACCTTCGGTGCCTTGCAAGTTTCCTCCGCCAGCGAAACCACCTAGACCAGCGTCGATTCCTATTTTTTTAAGGTTTGTTGTCAACCCAGTAGGTTTGTTTCCAACTGTAGGAAATATCCATTCTATGTCATACGTATTGCTATACGAGAGACCTCCACTTTTATTGATTAATTCTATGAAGTTCTTTACGGACACGCTAAATAGTTGAAGTGGTTTATATTTATATTTATGGCATATTCAGGAGTGTATAAACCTAAAAACCCACAGAAGTATAGGGGCAACCCTACTCGAATCATCTATAGAAGTATGTGGGAAAGAAAGTTTATGCATTTCTGTGACCACAATAGTAGCATAGTAGAGTGGGGAAGCGAGGAAGTTGTCATTCCATATCGTTGTCCAACTGACGGTAGAATACATAGATACTACCCCGACTTCTACATTAAAGTACAGTCGAGATCAGGTGCCATAAGTAAGTACCTGATTGAAGTTAAACCCAAGAAACAAACACAAGCACCTAATGAGAATCCAAAACGTAAGACTGCCTCTTGGAGAAGAGAAGTCCTAACCTACGCTAAGAACCGCGCTAAGTGGTCTGCAGCGGAGGACTTCTGTGAGGATAGGCAGATGAAATTTTTAATCCTCACCGAAGAACACTTAGGAGTCTAACAATGGCACAAGGATTTAAGTCTATCCAGCGCACAAAGACTTACAAAAAAGAAGATACTTTATTTCAAAAGATAAGCAACTCAACTGAGGGAGAAAAGAAACCTCTTTCATGGTATCGTGCAGCAGTTAAGCAAGCTGCATCGTCATATAAAAAAGACATGAGCAAATTTGTTCAAGATGAAAGAGGAACAAACGAAGACGAAAATATGCTTCGTAGGTTTGCTAAAGAAGGACACCTGTTCATGTTTGAATATAAAGCAAAGATGAAATGGTTGCCATACTATGACAGATTTCCTCTAGTATATTGTATTAAAG